AGAATCAGCTTGTTGCCGATATCACCCAAATCCAGATGATATCCAAAGACTGCTGCACCAGCTTGCAAGACAAGCAAGAAGGCTGGGATTGCAGTTAGCCAAAAGAATTTATTTTGTAATCGTAGTTTCCAGTTAATCATATTGTTTTCCTCCTTAATCATATTCCAAGAATGGACGCATCTTGTCCAAAATGACCGGATACATCTTCTTATTTCCTTCTGCAGTAGGATGTAGACCATCTCCAATGAAACGATTTCTGACACTCTCTAAGACAGGGTTTAAACCTGACTCATTATGCAGATCAACACAAGGGATAGCGTACATTTCAGATACTTCTTTTACCGCTCGAACATAGTCTTGTAACAAGTTTCCTTTATTATTTGGTGTTGTCTGAGCATTCACCCAAGTCGTACCACCACCTCTAAAATATCGTTTCAGAGGTGTCATTGTCATCACTTTCGCATTTGGACGATTGACAGCAAGCCATTCAAGAATGTACTTGTATGCTCCATAGAACGAACTTGTCCCTGTATCTGTAATGCTTCCTAAAGTTGCATTATTCCCCCAGTCATTCGTTCCTCCAAAGATAACTACAATGTCCGCATCAGCTGGAATTGTATCGAGTCTGTTTACAAACGGCTTCAATCTATCTGTCACATAACTTGAAGTACAGACAGAGGTTCCGCCAATCCCTAAATTCGTGACTATGCTATTAATACCGTTGCTTTTACACCAGCTATCAATGTAGCGGTGCCATTGCCAACCTCCAGCGTTAACACCTTCAGTAATCGAATCACCCAAACAAGCAATTTTTTTGGTCTTTGTCGTTTTACTAAAAGTATTGATGTAGTAATTACCTGCGTTGTTGTCGTAATAACCAAGCAATACATCGTTGGTCGTGTTAACCTCGCCCCCGACAATTCGTTTTTGAGCCTTGTTAAACACGATAAATCCTGCGCTACCGTTAATAGAGACCTCTTGAGCATCACACCAATAATTAGACTTTCCGACTTTCACATTACATTTTGGGAAAGATAACTTTTTTAAAGATTTGTTGTACACGATATTCCCGTTAGGGATATAGATGACTGTATTGCTATAAGTCGCTATTTCTTCAGTATCCAGACCACCACTTCCTGAGTTTGGACGACTCTCTAACGTTAAAATCCTTTGTTTTAATTCGCTATCGTTGTAATTGGTAGGCAGTATTCTCTCACCAATTCCTTGGACAGAAATGCTAGTACCACTAACAGCAGTCACTTTCCAAAAACCTTGGTTCGTACGAGTAGTACCACTCCAGTAATCTTCAATAATATCTCCGACTTTAATACCGTCAGGGTTCATGATAGCGTCTGGTGTTATTGTCCTATTAACACCAACACCGCCTCCGGAAATATCACCTTTGGCAATGCGATATGTTGGTGTATTGTTATCTGGACGACTCTCTAAAACAGTCAATCGTTGCTTGATTATAGAATCGTCATACGGAATAGGTAATTCCGATTTCTTAGCGTACCCTTCAAGAGATTGATGTTCTGTCAGATAATGCTTCTCTTCAAGTTCTTCATGCGTGACAATCTGAGAATAATCTATCTCAGTTGCCTCATGAAGTTCTTCTTTAGTTGCGTAACGTGTCTTGATATCCTTGATATCCTTACCGATTTCCGTTGCTAGATTTTCAAGGTTATGCATATCAATCACGCTTTCGCTTGGTTATAAGTTGCTACTAAATCAAGATTGGCAATTTCATCTACACGTCCGCTAACTTCTGTTACTTTGCCGAGAAGTGCGCCGTTTGCATCTTGATCCATGTTCGTGATTTTTTCCGCAATCTCTTTCAATGTATCAAGATTTTCAGGCACTGACTCGCCCAAAATTTCAGCTTTAACTTCTGATTTAGCTTGAGTGACTGCCTGAGAAATAGCTTGCGTCATTGCCGAAGTCTCTACTTTAGTGCTGACGCTTTGCTTCACTTCCTTGACATCTGCTCCGACCGCTTGTGCGAATGCTGTTAATTTTGTTGTGTCCATGTTATTAAACCTTTCCTAAATTGTAGTAAAAAAGCAAGTCAGGGATTTCCTGACATGCCCCACCTTCGCTTACATGTCGTTCTGCAAGCTGTTTCTTAACTTCTTCAACGATATCTAATTCCTTTAATTTATAGATATCTTCCGTAACCAATTCTTTATCTGAGTCTTCAATTTCAATATAAGTATCTCTGTCGCTTGGGAAGATATACCCTCCAACCGAGATTTCCACTCGATATTTTCCGCTTGGTAAAATACTGTCTAAATTGAAATTGACAGAATGGCTAGTGACGGGAGCAGTTGTCTTCCACCTACGTTGTCCCTTTGTTAGAGTAATAACCGCATCTTGACCCTCAAACAAGGTCATGACACGATAATTCTCGTCTAACAACTCAAACCCAAAGGTGGAAGACAAATCCCCTTGCTTAATAAGGTCGCCACCATCAATCCGAGCCAAATTGGTTGTATTAACTCTACGTTTGTTACAACCCATTCTGAACCTCTTTCTATCTATCATCAATTAAGATATCTGTCGTAATATCCAATTTCTCAAAATCGCAGTATAAACGATCTATGTATCCATTACCTCCTAGAGTTTTATAGCTTTTGTGCATGCTTTCTACTAGTGAGAATTCATCTCTAGAGGTATATCCTCTGTTAATAGCCCGTCGCATATCACGGTCAAGGCGCAACTTCATGGCATTTAGATGCGCCTCATCGTGAATTTTTAATTTTGCTTGCACTTCATCGATTTTGGAATTGCTATCTTTAGCGGTAGTCTGGACATCTTTAATCTGTTTCTTGACATCGGTTAGTTCCGAGACAATTTTATCTGTTTCTTCTTTGGCTTTTTTCGGCAACCGATAGCTTATCCAAGCAATGATTGTTGGAGTTAGCACTGGCATTACGCTAGTTAAAAAGTGTTCTATTTTCTCAAAGACGTCCATACTCACCTCTCTAGTTCGCCAAATTGCTCAAGCCAAGGCGTTCCAATTCTTTACGCACACGGTCTCGGAAGCGTTTATTGACAAATGAAAAGTCAATCGCTCCACGTTTCAGCAGGTTAATGTACATGTCGATTTTAGCTTGGTCTAATGTAATCTTACTCATTGTTGCTACCTCCATTGTTTTCACTAGTGCTCGCTTCGCTTGTCGGTGTAGGAATTTCATGTTCTGTCTCGCTTTCTGTTGGTTGTTCTACTGCTGGTGCAGGTTGGATAGGTGCTTCTGCTACTGGTTGTTCAGTAGTTGGTTGCGCTGGTGCTGGTTCAGATACGACCACGTTCGGGACTCCGTTTGTAGACACTTCTGTAGCCGGTTGTGGTTCCGGTTGAACCGGTGGAGTTACCGGAGCTGGTTCAACAGGGTGTGTTTCTGTTTCTGCAACGTGATGTGTTTCCTCATGCCCCTCTGCTTCGTCCTCATGCTCATGATCAATACCATTGTGTTTCTCAAGCACTTCCAAGCGTGCAAAGATTTCTTCGATATCGTCAGTGTTATGCAAGCTGACCTTCTGCATACCTTCCATAAGCTGGTTGGCTTGTTCAAGTGCTGCAGTTGTTTTAGCCAATTGTTCTTGGTTTTTGACAATGGCACTTGTAGGGTCTAACTCAGTTCGTAGCACATCTTTAACCGCTTCGATGAGGGTTTCATCTGCGTCACCCATATGGTCTCCGTCAAGTTCACGAGTGAAAAAAGTAAACGGCTTGTCACATTGAATAGAGACTTCCGTCTTGCCAACTCTGAAAAATTTATTTACTAATTTATAGTCCATTTTTGTTTCTCCTGATTATTTGAAATAAAAGAATAGTGAATCGCCATTTGCGAAATTACTTTTAAATACTTGTTTTTGATTATCGTCCTTAAACGAGATATAGAGCGATTTTCCTCTACGGTAATTATCTTGCCCTGTATTACTATCGTACAACCGCGCATACTTCGCATAAACAGTTGTAATTGTATCGTTACGGTGTTGAATCCGTACTTTAACATCCTTTACTCTGCTCTCATCACGATATTTATCGTTGAAACCGCTTGAACTTATTGAATCAAAAATCAAATACCCTTGTGAATCGTACGGAGTTCTTAGATTCTGGTAATACCCAACATAGACCCACTTACTCCAGACAAGTCTCGTTCCAACATAACGCTCGATGATATCTTTACCACCAACATAGATACCTTCTCTTGTAGCCATAGCATCACCTACTCATACACATCATAGATTGTGTTCGGGTCTTTGTACGAAATTGACTCATACTGCGATTTAGAGCCGAACCAATACTTCATTTGCTGATTTCCGTTTTGATTAATCAGCTTGTGGGCTACGATTTCAGACGGTAAGCTAGGGATATTTAAAGCCGACCTGTTGACTCGTAAAACGCCCGAACTATCGACTGTAATCGTTGAGTTATCAGGTCGCACCACACCAGCCTGCCCACTAGTTGCAGTCTTAGCTTTCAACACACCATTTGAAACCTCAGTCGTCTGATTATCAGGTCTGACAATCCCATTTGAGTTTGACGTAGCTACTGACACATTGCTACTCATTCCATTTTTTAATGTCTGCACAGATACTTTCTTCAACCCACGGCCATCATGAATCATGATGTTGTCCGAGTCATTAACCTGATATGTTTGTGGTAAGTCAGTTACTTTTCGTGTCTGTGTACTAATTACTGCCATATTATCCCTCCATTCTATATTTCCAATCTGCGACAATCACACGGCCATTTTCATCAGCAAGCAAGGTATGCTCTGTACCATCTTCCGTACGAATCGGTGCAGTGAAGTCGTTCTGCAAGAACATGTACTCAATAGCATTTAGTCTATCTTCGTGTTCCTGAACCTCACGCTTCAAAGCTTCTACAGACTCATAACTTGCTTGTCTAATGTTGTCTACGTTACCCAAACCAACTTGCTGCTTCGTAACGCTATGTGGATTGTTGCGACTGTTTAAGTGATTTTGAAAATCAACTTTACTTGCTTGTTCGACGTTTGCGACATTACCTAGTCCCACTTGTTGTTTAGTGACACCGTGTGGGTTGTTTCGGTTGTTGATGTGACCAGTTAGGTCAACCTTCTCAGCCTTGCTTCTGGTGAACTCGTCAATCTTTTCAGGCAGACCGTCGATGTCTCCAACCTTGTGCCTGTGACTTGCGTCGGCTTTGTTTTCCCATCGTTGCGCATCTTCAGCGCCAATGATATCTCTTGACCGCCAAATTTTAGCCATCTGTTAGCACCTCCAGTCTATATTTGAATCGTGTTGTTGTTTCAATAGGAACGTATACATCAATGACAGACTGAGGTACGTTTGAACTGTCCAGCAACTCAATCTTATTGATTTCTCTGATTGAGTCTGGTATCAAGAAATCAATCAACACAAAACGTTGCTCTCGTTGCTTCTGTATCGTTACAATCTGATTGTTGTTCAGTCTTGCTTTGCTGATTTTAGCTAGTACGGTTTCTGTAACTGTATTTAGTAACGCTTCTTTAATCATTGAATAAAACCTCCTCTTGTGGTCCTTCGTATTCAAAAGGTGTCACTCCTACAACTGCATAACCTGCTCTAGCGAAATCTACTGAAGTCTTGAATAACCGTTCTTTCAGCTTGACTCGTTCTGTTACTGTTGGGATATGCGTATACCCCATATTTGCTGGTTTGATTGCATTGACAAAGATAACTGACTCTCTAAAAAGTCCACTCGTTTCTGCTCCTGACTCAATCAGTAAGACCTGATTAGCGAAATCTACTGAAGCCTTGTACTTTCCTTTTCCGAAAAGGTCGTCTAATTTGC